GGGGAGCATTCGACTCCTGCATAGTCTAGCGGTCGCCGTATATTGAATCATAAAGATGATCTGAAGTCTGTTAGATTCGGCTGCTCAAATAATCCCTAATGCGGCTTGCATCGGCGGAAAAATCGTTCGAACAAGCTATACGATAATATTCATCGACGGAATTGACAAGTGACTGCGGAGCGTTCTTAAGTGCGTTCCAGAACCTCACGCCATATTATTGCTCCAATACTTAAATGTATGATCCGTTGTATCTGTGACGGATGAAGTCGCGATAGTATGATTGAATAAGTCTCAACGAATGTGGATATGGGGCCTATATGCGTAGACCGAACAAGAAATGTGATACGTAATCTATCAAATACGTCTGACATTCATCAATGGCTTCAACAAGAGAAAGCTGCCAGCGATCTGTTGGCTCTACGTCGTCAGTCGAATGGCGGGCTGTTTCGACAGCGGCGCGTCGTTAAATCCAAATATAAGCACGAATATATTCGCTCATGTTCTGGGTAGAATCGGGGGACAATTTAAGGCCGACGAGTCCCTCAAGAAATCCCTTAACTTGTTAATAGCATTTATGATAAGCAAATTTAGAATTGTCCAAATCCGGAAGTTGTATTTGCCCAAGTAAATCATTGAGATCATCAGAAGGTAGATAACGTGCAGTACGTTCAACCTTGACGGTAGCGAAAATGCGCCGGCTGGCTCCGCGAGTGGATTGTGTATATGTATATTAAATTTATTAAATTAATTTTGAATTAGCAGCGTCAATCCTTTATGGATCATAGATTTTGTTTGTTGGTGGTTATGTATCTACGGGGGTAATGCGGAGCGATACGGTTCGGGAATATATGCCTAAGGGTACGTAATGCTGCATGACAGAAACGAACCAATTATTACGAGTATCACGATGATATAATTCACCGCAATAACGGCTGCCCTACCAGGGATAACTCCAAATACGATGCTCATAAGGAATGGGGTTCCGGAGCGGTTGACTCAGAATCTGATTATCGGAAACACGGTAGTCA